ATTAGATTTAAAGATGGCGATTCCTCCAATCTTGATTATGTTGTATTTGGTAAAAACTTTGGTTGTATTTACTTTGAAAATAACTAACATGACCCTCCAACAACAACTAAAAGAAGTACAGAAGACCTTCCCAGACGCTTGGTTAGGGGTAAATCACAACACAGGCAAAACAGACATCTACATCATTCCTATTTCTTGGTGTAATAGCTTGTTTATTCAAAAGATTTGAGTAACTTTATAACCTAAAATAAAAACTATGGAAACGAAAACAAATTTAGCAAAAGCAATCATCGAAGTGATGAAAGCTGTAAAGGGAATAGATAAAACTATGACCATTGGAACGGGACAAAACTCATATAAAGGAGTTCCTGACCAAGAAGTAAAAAAAATAATTGGTGATGCAATGGCAAAAAATGGGCTTTGTATATTGCCTATTAAGGTTGCACCTAAAACACAGATTGACAGATGGGAGGGTGTCGACTATAACGGGAAACCTAAAATGATGCAATCGGTATTTACAGAGGTTGTTTCCGAATACTTACTATTACACGAAAGTGGAGAAAGTCAAGTTTTAAGTGGTTATGGACACGGGATTGATTCACAGGATAAAGGAGCGGGTAAGGCTACAACATACGCTCTAAAATACGCTTTACTTTATACATTCTTAGTTCCAACAGGCAAGATTGACGATGCTGATTCTACTCATTCGGATAACATCCAAACACCACATCCAATTAAACAAGAAGGTAAAAAAGAAATGGTATGGATGACAGAGGCTCAATTTAAAAGTGCGTTAAATTTTAGCAAGTCCGACCTATTAAAAACATTATCCATTTACAACGGGCAAAGTGGCAAAAGCATGAAAGCTGAATACTTAAAAGAGTTAACCGCTAAACTTGCAACCTTATGATACAAACAAGATTTTCAGCATCTCGAATATCTGAACTATTAGCAGGTGGCACAGGAAAAACAGCATCTAACTACGTTTTAGACCTTGCATTGCAATCAATAGGAGTTAAGGATGATATTAGCACACCTGCCATGAAACACGGAATAAACAACCAATTAAATGCTTTTCAACAGGTTGTTAAACCACTATATCCAGATGCAGAATGGCACGATGAATTCATCTTAATTAATGAGTATTGTGGTGCATCACCTGACATCTTAGAAAATTCAAACCCTATTGATGTTAAGTGTCCTTTTTTTATTGATAGCTTTATTGAGCAAATAAACAAACCACCTACAAAGTATTATCAACAAGTTCAAATGCAAATGATGGCTTGTAAAAGTGGTGTCGGTAGATTGGTGTTTTACTTAACAAAGCCTGAAGAGTGGGGACAAGATGGTGAAGTAACCGAATATCCATTTCCTTTGGAGTTAAGATTTAAGATTTTTGAGTTTAAAAAAGACGATGAAATTCAGGAACTAATTTTAAAGAAAGTGGAAGAAAGCGAACCTAAAAAACAGCAATTGATTTCATTACTAAATGATGCTACAATATTAGGTGAAGATGACTTTTTTTACCAACAAATTAATGGGTTTGCTTATCGAAAACTACAAGATGCATCAAACGTTTATAACATTGAAAAAGCATACAGAATCGGAAATAAATTTTACTATAAAAAATAACAATTAAAAACAAAAACAATGTCAGAAAAAATCTATCCTAAAGGGATTATGTGTTTCCCTAAAAATGAAAAAGCACCCGAATTTGTATTAGGCACTATGGTTATTACTCCTAACCAGTTAATGCAGTGGCTACGTGAAAACGAAGGTTTAATGTCAGAATACAAAGGAGAAAAGCAATTAAGATGTCAAGTGCTAAATGGGAATAAAGGAATTTATTTACAGGTTGATACTTACAAGAAAACAGAAGGTGCAACAACTGGCAATCAAAACGGAGTAGTAACGGACGATGACCTTCCATTTTAATGAAAGTCCACACAAAAATATACTTTGAATATTTCGGTTTCACAACCGCTGACTTTATCGCCTGTGAAATTTGCGGAAACAAAGCCGTAGATATACACCACATTAATGCAAGGGGAATGGGTGGAAACCCTTCTAAAAGCAAAGATGTTATTGAGAATTTACAGGCTGTATGTAGAAAGTGCCACGAAGATTATGGTGATAAAGCAGAATTCAAAGATAAGCTAAAAGAAACTCATTTAAAATTCATGCAATATTATGGTAAAAATAGACATTAAACCACTATCAGTTAACGGAGCATGGCAGGGTAGAAGATTTAAAACACCCGAATATAAACGCTATATTGATGCTGTATTATTGCTATTGCCTAATATTGAAATACCTACCAACCCTTTACAATTAGCTATTGAGTTTGGATTTAGTAGCAAGGCAAGTGATATTGACAATTGCTTAAAACCATTCTTAGACTGCCTTGTAAAAAGGTACGGATTTGATGATAGAGAGATTTATTTCTTGTTAGTGAAGAAAACAATAGTACCAAAGGGAAAAGAGTTTATAAACTTTAAATTAGAATCAATATAAATTTATACAAAATAATTTGTTTTTAATATAACTTTGATTATCTTTGTGCAAGTTATGCTTATGTGGAGCAATTTAATAACTAAGATATTTTACCCAAAACCCGAGTAGTGCCACATACACGAAAGGGGATTGGGTTTTTTTATGACCTAAAATGAAAAAAGAGTTTATCAAAATTACATTTGAAGATATTGAAATAGCTGAAAGGTTTTTTGATAATCAGAAACATTTAAACGAATTTCTTTTCGGAGTAATTGAATATTATCGTGGCAAAAATCCTGCGATAAAAACAAAAATAGTATCAAAATATTTTGAAACCTATAAAAAAACTATGGATTTTATTTTGCAATCAAAAGATTATGGTTTTAAAGGTTACACCAAAAAGACTGAAATACAAGCACTTACAAAAGATACCCTTAAAGGGGTGGTTGAACCTTCCCTGCCAACAAATAGTAAAGTAATAAGTAATAATAAGAAAGAAGAAAGTATAAAGAGAGAAAAACAACCTCCCTCTATTGAAATGGTAAAGAAGTATTTTAAAGAAAAAGGATATACTGAAAAGTCGGCAATCACAGCTTTTAATTATTACGATTCTGCAAACTGGTTTGATTCGAAAGGTAGTAAGGTTGTAAACTGGAAACAAAAAATGATTGGTGTTTGGTTTAAACCTGAGAATAAAGAAGTAGATAAATCACAACCTAAAATGGTGTACTAATGGAAGTTAAGGTGATAAATTTAGCGGATAAAAAAGAGTACACAATCCACACTCAAAAGTCGGGTGAAAATCAAATGATTTGCCCTGTTTGTTCTGAATTTAGAAAGAAAAAAACAGATAAGTGTTTTAGCTTCAATGTTTTAAAACAAGCAGGACGTTGTAATCACTGCCAAGTAGTTTTGGTAGAAAAAAGAGAGTTTGAACAAAAACGCACAGAAATCGTTTTTAAGCGACCTTTATTTAATAGTGGCACAAAGTATTCACCCGATGTAATAAAGTTCTTTGAGGCTCGTAAAATTAGCGAAAAAACACTATTAGACCTAAAAGTCACAGAAGGAGTTGAGTGGATGCCAAAAGCAAACGATAAAATTAATACTATACAATTTAACTATTTTCGTAATGGTGAATTGATAAATGTTAAGTATCGTGGCAAAAGTAAAGACTTTAAACTTTTCAAAGATGCTGAATTGATATTTTACAACATCGATTGCGCTATTGATAACGATGTGATTATAATTGTAGAGGGCGAAATGGATGCATTGGCAATGTATGAGGCTGGATATAGAAACGTCATTAGTGTACCGAATGGGGCTGGATTAGGTAAGATAAATTTTGACTATTTAGATAACTGCATTGAGTCGTTTTCGGATAACACAAAGTTTATTTTAGCATTAGATAGCGATAAAGCAGGGATGAATTTAAGGGATGAATTAGCAAGAAGGTTGGGCTTTGAAAATTGTTTTAAGGTTGTTTTTAAGGATTGTAAAGATGCTAACGAATGTCTAATAAAGTACGGAGTACAGGGGATTATAGACTCAATGCAAGAAAAAATTGAGTTCCCGATTGAGGGTGTTTTTAAAGCTACCGATATTGAAGACGATATTTATAACTATTACAATAATGGATTACCTAAAGGTTGTGGAATTGATTTGTATGAAATGGATTCATACATTAGATTTCAAGAAGGTTACATAACTACAATAACGGGAATACCTGGACATGGTAAATCTGAATTTTTAGACTTCTTATTATGCAAGTTGAACATAATACACGGATGGAAGTTCGGTTTGTATTCACCCGAAAACCACCCTTTAGAACTGCATTTTAGTAAGTTTGCCGAAAAGATAACAGGAAAACCATTTGAAGGTAACAATAAATTGACTCCAATTGATTTGGCTAATATGATTAAGTACCATTCAAACAACTTCTTTTTTATTAATCCCAAAGAAGATTTTACCATTGATAATATATTGAGTTCTGTTAAGTCTTTGGTACGCAAAAAGGGAATAAAAGGATTTGTTATTGATGCATGGAATAAATTAGACCACCAATATACACAGAATGAAACAAAGTACATTAGCGAACAACTGGATAAATTAGCGATGTTTTGTGAACGTCAAAAGGTGCATTTGTTTTTGGTTGCACATCCTACTAAAATTCAAAAGGATAAAAGCACAGGTCTTTATGAGATACCAAACCTATACAATATCAGTGGCTCTGCAAATTTTTACAATAAAACTGCCAATGGTTTGACTATTTATCGTAATTTCGCTGAAAACATAACAGAGGTTTACATTCAGAAAGTAAAATTTAAACACTGGGGAAAAGTAGGATGTGTACATTTAGCTTGGGACTTTAACAATGGAAGGTATTATAAAGGCTCACCCGACAATAGTAATTGGCTGAATGATAAAGAAAAACCACTACAAACAAATAATAAATTTTTAGACGAAGGCATTTCAGAATACGCTGAGGACGTACCATTTTAGAAAAGGAAAACACTAACTTAAAAAACAATATACTATGAAAGCAGAAGAATTAAGAATTGGGAATTTAATTTACTCCTATCAAAAAGAATTAATTTGCAAGGTTTCTAGCACGAATGCTAACAACTGGATTATTTGCCACGAAAGTAATTTTCAAGGTGCAATACATCAATTTGAACCAATTAAACTAACAGCAGATTGGCTAATAAAGTTTGGGTTTAAAAATTACACACTAAAAAAATTTAGATTAATTATTGGACATTGGCACAAAGGGAAGTGTGGTTTGTATTGGAGAAAAGGAAAAGGATTTTGTAAATCAGGAAAAGGAATTAAGGTTAAATACGTCCACCAACTACAAAACCTATATTACGCACTCACAGGTAATGAACTAACAACTAACTAACAATGGGAATAGAAACAATTAACGTAGAAACAAGGAATCTAATTGACCAACAGTTGATTAAGATTGCAAGGCTGAATGCCAACTTAGGACTCGACAGCAAGGTAGACGA